ATGTCCCCGCCTTGCGGCCTAGCGGGCTGCGGCGCCGGTGCAGCGCTCGCGTCCCATGACGTCGTTCCATTGACCGGGAAACCCTGCGGCTGCTGCGCGCCCGTGGTGCGCCGGAGCGCCTGCGCGAAGACGCCAGCCTTGACCTGATCCACGCTTGGCGGCGCTTCGCGCCCCGCAGCGTCCGATCGTCGCACGTAAATGAGCTGCCCGGTATTCGGCTCGACGGCAGTCTCGTAGGTGTTATCGAACTTGTACCTGTCGCTCTGCGCCTGTTTGTCCGCCTGAATGCGAGCCACGTCACGCGACGCGTTATTGTTGCCTTCGCCGACACGAATCGACGTGGCGTTGTTCATGCCCGTCGTGTCGATGTCGCTCTGGTATCGACGATCCGTGCTGTAGTGGGTCTCGGCATTGTTTCTGATGTTGTTGCGTTCGTTGCCGGCGATCGTGGCGGAAGTCGTCCACCGATCGTTCGCCAGTGCTCGCCCCTGGCCCGCGAACGTGCCGCTGGCGTTCCCGCCGATGGCAAGCTGCGCTTTCGCCAGCCGCGGGTCATCGAGACCAACGGAGGGGTCGATGGCGAGATCGTTGATGTTCTTCTTGCCGAACGCGGTCTGCCGATAGACCTCGTTTTTGGCCTGGTCGCCATAGACAGCTTCGCCGAGATCCTTCAGCGTGCTGCCGAGGGCCGAGTTGTCCGCGTATGCATTGATGATGCGAGGCATCTGCGTCCCTTAGCTGAAAGGCGTGGGGCCAGCGGGGCCGCCCAACGTGATTGGTCCTGCGGGGCCACCGAAGCCGCCTGCGCCAGCCTTGCCGGCCGCGAGGCTCGATGCGCCGCCGAGAATGGTGCTCCAGATGGACGGCGGCTTGTAGGCGGCCGCGCCGGCGCTGTCCTGCAGCGACGCCAAAATCGACTTCTGGCCGTTGGCGTAGTTGTTGTTGACGCCGATGTTGCGATCCGCGTCCGCCGTGTTGAGCGAATTCGTCAGCCAGGTGTCGCCGTAGCCGCCGAGGTTGGCGTTGTCCTTCGCGCGCGTAACCGCGGCGTCGTGAACAGACATCAGCCGCTTCGCGATCTCGCCGCGCACCGCCGCGGGCGCGTCGGACGTCAGCGGGATGTCATTCGGGTCGGCGGTCGTCATGTTGCCGGTGACGGTGTTGCCGCGCGCAGTCTGCGCATCCGTCAGCTGCTGGCCCTGCGCGCCGGGCGCGTAGTGGGCCAGGTTCTTGTCCTGCTCGCCCTTATTGGCGTCGGCGAAGCCTTGTTCGCGCCGCAGCGTGTCCTGCAGCACGGCGTTGCGCGCGGCGGCTTCCGCCTTGGCGTTGTTCGCGGCTTCGTTGTTCGCTAGCAGCTTGCCACCGACGCCGAGACCGGCCGAGATGCCGAGGGTGATTGGGTCACACATCAGCCGAACACTCCGCTTCCGGATCCGCTAAGCGGCGCGTTGAAATTCTGATTCGGGAACAGCGAGCCGTTGTTGACCTTTTGCGCGGTCGCAAGCGGCTGCAGCGCACTGGCGAACACGCCGCTCAGCGACGGGATCGACTGCGGCGCCACGATCGTGCCGGCGGTCGCCTGTGCCTGCGATGCGGCGGCCAGTGGGTCGGCTGCATTCTGGTTCTGCGTGTAGAGGCTGGTCTTGGCGTTGTTGACCGTCGACTTCAGCTGGTTGGTCGCGTCGGCCGCATTGCTGCCGATCTGCGCCTGCGCGTCCTGATTGGTCTTGTCGAGCTGCGAGATCGCGTTCGCGCCGCCGGTGCTTTCCAGCGTGTCGCGGCCGGCAAGCGCAGCCACCAACTTGTCCTTGGCGATACCGTACTGATCGGCCAGTCCGCCGTTCTGTGCCGTGGTGTAGGTCTTGGTGTAATTGTCGAAATAGGGTTGATCGAACTGCGAAAACGCCGAATCGATGCTGGTTTTGCCGGCGGCGATCGCGGCCTGCCGCTTGTCCTCCTGCGCTTGGGTGGCCTGCTGCTGTTGCAGCGCGGCCTGCTGCGCGGAGTTGTCGTTGCTCCCGAAAAGGTTACACATTCGCGACTGCTGCTCGTAGAAATGAGCCGGAATCGCGAGGTCCGGTTATCCGCGGGAGGTCTCAGAATATCTCAGTTCGCGACACTTGTCACGCGCGCCATGCCGTCTTTTGACAGCGTGAAAAGCCTGAAGTCCTCGCCGTTGCGGCCGTACTGGTACAAAAACGCCTCTTGGCGGGCGCCGAAGCCCTCGATCCAGCTGTGGGTGCCGGGCGGCCCGTCCATCGAGCAGACCTGCAGCCGGTGGATGCCGGTCGAGAGCAGGATCGGAAACAACTTGCGCCGAATGAAACGGGTGGTGGCCAGCGCGACGTGCTTGAACTGGTCGGTGGCGAAGAAGATGGTCGATGCGACGCCGGGATGCGGGAAAACGACCCCAATGACAGCGATCGGCGTGCCCTTCCAGACCGTCACGGCGAGGTGTGGCATCGCCAGAAAGCCGACGGCGGCCGACACCGCGTCGTCGCCGTGGCACAGCGCCAGCCGCTCCGCGCAGTCGTGTGGCCGCATCCGTTCGGCGACGTAGCGGACGTCCTCCAAGGTGGCGATTTTAAGCATTGGGCTCCGCACCGTCATGATGAATGGTGACGTTCGAAATCGTCGCGGCGCCGGCCGCGACACAGCGCAGTCGGAGCGCGATATGGGTGAATCGGCCAGGTACGGAGATGTCGGCATTCCCGTAGGTGATGCCGTCGAGCGTGCCGCCGCGGATCGTCGCCGCCTCGTTGTTCGGATCCGTCAGCACGTCCACGATCCACTCGCCGGTCGACGCGATGTCGATGCCTTCGCAGCTTTGCAGCTTCGGCGGCGTGCCGGCAGCGAACGGGAGCTCGACGTCGGCTGGCATCTCGCCGGCCAAGGGGTAATCCTGCCCGGTTGGACCACCATACAGGTACACCGTGTCGCCGGCGCGCACGTAGAGTTGGTTGTAGGCGCGCGCGAAATCGCTGACCGAGAACCCTGGCTCGAAATAGGTCCACGCGCTGATCTCGCTGCCGGGGAAGAACGACAGCACGTAAATGCGGTTGTCCAGCGCCATCCACAGCCGGCCATCGCGCGGCTCGATAATGGCGACGGCGCGGCGCACCACGGCGTTCGGTGTCGAATCGATGTGCGCGCGTACAAAACTGTCGATCGCCACGCCGATGTCGTTGACGTTGGCGGTCGTCAGCGCATCACGCGCGCGGAGCGAGCGGATGCCGGTTTCGTCCAGGAAGATCAGATCTTCGGCGCCGTAGGTACAGATCGCTCGAGCGGCCAGTGCGCCCACGCCGTCGATGGCCTGCGCGATCGAGAACGTCGTCGCATCGGTGCTCAGATTGTAAATTCGGCAGTTCCGGCGAGAGAAAATCGCACCATAGTTCAGGTACACGCCGCCGCCGACGAGCGGTTCGCTGCCTTCGGCCTCGTTCGAGATGTTGAGGAAGCCGGAGCCGGTCGCCGCGGTCGCATCGTTCCAGTTGTTGAACGTGTTGAGCTTGGAATATTCCCACAGCGAACCAGCCGTCGACCAGACGCGGCGCAGGAACACCATCAGCGAGAAGCCGGTCGCGGCCGCCTTCCCGGTCGCCACGTAGGATGTGCCGTTAATGTTGAGCGTGTAGACGTCGGTCGCCTCGAACGTGCCGGTGAGCTCCGCCGTCACGATCTGCACCACGGCGGCGGTCGCGTTGACGCCGCCGGACATCGAGGGTGTCGACAAGATGACGTTGCCGGTGACGACGGCAACCACCGCGTATTCGTTGGCGGTTGCACCAAGGCCGGGTGCCGCCGACAGCGCGATGTTGGGGCCAGATGCCAGCGCCGAATAGCCGGACACGGCGGTCTTGTTGTTGATCTGCTGCGCGATAGCGGCTGCCATGCTGGTCGTGTCGCCGGTCCACACCACGGGGGCGTTCATCGTCGAGACGCCGTTTGCGGTGATATCCGTGACCTGGCCAGTTGAGCCGGAGATGACCGCCATAGCGGACGTCGCACGCGTTTCCGCGGCTGTCGGCACGTTGTTCTGCACGTTGGTGAGAACGATATCCTGGTCGTTGGTGCCGCCGACGTCGGCCGTCGATTTCGAGACCGTGAACGGGATACCGGGGACGCGCGCGGTGAGCGTGATGACGCTGCCGTTGGCCTGCGCGTTGACGTCGGTGCCGGCATTGGCGAGGTCGGCCAGGTAGGCGGCCAGGACCGACGCCGATGCGCTGCTAGTTGCGAGTGCGTCCCAATCGGTAACGCGGGCGCCATTGAGGAAGTGATAGACGTTGCCGTCGTCATATTTCGCGATGACGTACAACTGCCCGTTCGGCGTCTTGACGTCGAGCACGCCGGCCATCGCCGCGCCGTTGGGCGACGCGAGGCGCTGGTACTGCATGCCGTTTGGCACCGCGACGCTGGCGGCGGAGCCGAAGGTGTAAACCTGGCCTTTGACGGCTGCGAGCCCAAACGTCTGGCCGGCGGGGAGCGTATACGTCGGAGTAAAGCGCTTCGGCCGCTCGACGTCGCCGCCGCGGCTGATCTGGACGTTCTTGGCGCCCCACAGCGTGCCGGGCACGCCGGAGACACGGGGTCGCCGTCGGTCCATCCCGAACTTGAAGTCGGAGATCTCTATGGAGCCCATTTAGGTGCTCCGCGCGTGCACAACGATCGGGAAACGTGCGTCCTTCTCGCCCTCGCCCATGCCGAGACGATAGGTCTGCGACGCCGCCTTGCTGCGCCCCTTGACGCGAGAAAGGCGCGCCTTGGCCAGCGCGGCGACGCCGGGCGCCGACTGACTGCCTTGGCGGGCCAGGATCTCGGCCGCCGCGAACAACACGATCAGCTGGTCGTCGAGGTCGCAAACGTCGCTGTCCTGGATAAGCGGCCGCAGCTTGCGGACGCCCTTGAACTGGATTGTCATGGTGTTCGAGACCGGGATCGGCCAAACCTCGAACTGCTCTTTGGTGCCGGTCCAACGCACGTCCCACGCCAATGCGGGCTCTTGCCGCACGCCGGCGTCGGAGTTGTAGATCGCGTATTCCTTGAAGCCGATGCCGCGCTGAATCGGGCGCGGGAAGTTCGAATACCAGATAACGACGCCGGGACCGACCGTCGCGTCGTTGTCGTCGATGCGGTCGACGTTCAGGCCCTCGGGGAAATCGTAATAACGCTCGCCGGCTTGCAACGTCTTGGCCGGGAACACCTGGCGCAGGAACGGCCAGTCGTATTCGTCATAGAGCACTTCCTGTGTGCGCGAGAGCTTGTTCTTGAGCGACGGCAGATCGTCGTTGCCCACGGCGACGGATGTCGCGCGATTACACTCTTCGCGCAACATCTCGACGAGCTTCAGGAGCTGCGTGCCGCGGGCCACTGATTACGCCGTGGCTTCGGAGCGAGCGCGGCGCGATTCGCGGAGCGACGTCGCACGTACCGGCTCCTCGACCGGCGTAATGACCTCTTCCACTTCGTCCTCGAGCGGGTTGTATTCGATCGCCTCGACGACTTCCGGCGCGACATAGGTCTGCGGCAGCGGGACGCCGGCGACGCCGAAGATGCCAGTGATGATCTTGGTGCCGCGGTCTTCCGTCAGCTCGCCCTTGGTGTACAGTTCCGCCAGGCGGGCGCGCTCCTTCATGTCGGAGCGGTTCACCGTCCCGGTTTTCGCGATGTCCACCACCGGCGGGTGCTTCCCCTGGCCGTTGTGGATCACCGACAGCACATGAATTTCAGCGGCCGTCACGTTGTGCTTGATGACTTCGTTGTCGAGACTGCCGTCGAGACGGACTTTGCAGCTGTAGAGATCCATGTGCCCTCAAGAGTTGTGAGAGCGGGGTTGCCCCCGCTCTCGGTTTCAGATCAGTTCGAGAACTGCGGAACGCCCAAGAAGCTCGGGTCGGCCACGAACATGTAGACCGAGTAGACCTTGGTGCCGTCGGGCGTGACGTTCGGGGTAACGGTGCCGCGGACGTCGCCCGTGGTCGCCGTCGCCTTGGTCTGGACGCCACCGACGAAGGTGCCGGCAGTCGGGGTCGCGCCGTCCTGCGATTCCTTCAGGATGTTGCCCACGCCCGTGCCGGTCTGCGGCGGCAGGTAGTAGGGCAAGCCGAGCTTGGCGCCGGAGCCGATCGACAGGGTGCCCGCCATGGCGATATTCGCCTGGTAGGAGTTGACCTGCTTGAACGCCTTGAGGCCAAGGACGGGCGTGGTGCCGTTCAGAGCCAGCGTCTCGGACATCGCAACGCCGTACTCGTCGAGGCCGCGAACCGTGATGGACTGCGTGGTGTCCGTGGTGGACGACACAACCTGCACATTGCGCGGAACGTCGAGAACGATCGGCGTCGCCAAGGTGTGCAGAACCGTATCGGCGGTCGCCGTGGTGGCAAGGACCAACGTGGTGTTCGCAACGAGCGGAGCACCGAAGTCGACCTTGAACACTTGACCGAACGAGCCGCGGTACGCCTTGGCTACGCTGTCGACCTGGTTGCTGCTCAAATCGTGATACGGGAAGTTCTTGTCGTCACCATCCATCTCGAACTGGACCTGGACGACAGCGCCGGCCGGAATGGTCGTGGTGCCGAGATAGGTGATGGTGCCGGTAGCGCCTGACCACGAAACCGAGAAGTCGTTCGGGTAGTTGAAGATCGCGCCCATCGCGTGGATGGACATGACGTGACCGCCGCGGTTCTTGATCGCGCCGGCCAGAGTGGCAGAGGGAGCGGAGACCGTGAAGGTGCCGTTGGTGGCAACGGCGGCCGACGCGGTGGTGGAAACAATGACGAAAGCCATGTGCGTGTTCTCCTTTACGCGATCGAATACACGCCGTGGCAATTACGCTGGTTGCACGTCAGTGCTCCCGCGTAAGTCACAGCACGGTAGAACACGTACTTGTTCTCGGGACGAGCGGGCGCATGCTTCTTCATGTTCTCGCCAGCGACCACGGTCGGGAAGATGTGGCTGGTGTCGAGGACGAAGCCGTACTTGGCCAGGCCGAGGTCATCGAGGGTCGGATCGTATTCGAGATCGAGGCCCTTGAAGCTCAGATCGGCAACGCTCGCGTCCAGACGACCCGACTTGGCCCAGCCTTCCATCGTGAAGTTGCCCTTGCTGCGCAGTTCCTGCTCGAACGCGTCCAGGAAGGACGAGCCGGCGAGGAACAGGTTCGGCTTGCCACCGAAGCGACGGAGCTGGCGGAACTCGTTCTGCAGCTTGGTGGTGAGCACCAAGTTGCCCGGCGTGCCGGTGTTGAGCGCCAGCGACGCACGGTTCTGCCACCAGTTGTTGGCGACGGGATCAATGCCCCCCACGACGGCGCCGGCGGTCGGAGCGTCGAGGATCAGCGACCGGATGCCCGGGATCAGGTTCGAGTCCTGCGTGCCGTCCTTCCAGTACATGGTGTTGAAACCACGATCGATGCCTTCCTGCATGTCCTCGAGCTTGTCCTCGAGCAGGTTGGCGAGCGCGGTCATTTCGCGGTCGGACGCCTTCGACGTGCTTTCGCCGGTCGTGGAGTCGTTGACCTCGATGCCGTCCTTGATGAGTTCGTGCATCGAGAACGAGATACCCGCGTGGATCAGCTTGTACGGGTAGGTCGCGGTCTTGATGTTCGCCGGGTTGACGTAACCAACGGTGTCATCGTGCTGGAAGCCCTGGATGGTCGTCGAGTACACGCCCTTGACGCGCACGGTGACGTTGCCCTGGCCGCCGGGAATGGTCTTCTCCTTGGCCTGCATGGCCTTGAGAAGCGGCTTGTTCTGGATGGTCTGCGAGAAGATGGTCCCGCGCTTGAAATGGAAATCGATCGCCGCGTTGGCGATGTTCTCGACTTCTTGGAGAGTGAAGGCCACAATAATCCCCTAGGGAATGGACCGTTCAGGCGCCGACCGATTGCCGAACTACGTCGAGCATGTTTTTCGGGGCGGCTGTCGAACGGGGCGAAACGCCACCATTGAGAACGGGCCGAATTTCCTGTGCCTTCGGGGAAAACCGCTTGAAGCGTTCCGTCACGGTCTTCAAAGCATCCTCAGAGAGCTTGATCGTCTCTTCGGAGTTCGGAAACCACGGACGTCCTACTTCGCGGGCCTTGCGCTCGATGGCCAGTTCGACAAGTTCTGCAACCTGGTCACGCTTCAGATGCCAATCCGGATCGCGTTCGGCTTTCTTTGCTTCCCATGCCTCGGCTGAACTCACCGTGCTGGAGACCAACGTCGCGTGTTCATTCCGCTCACGATCGAGTTTCTGGCGTTCCGTCATTTGCGTGACGTGGGTAGTCGCCAGCCTCGCCTCGGCTTGCGCCTTGGCTAGGGTCTTCGCGTCTGCTTCAGTGAGATACCCCTGGTCGACGCGCGTTTGCAGGTCGGCCGGAAGCGTTTCGCCTGACATCTCCTGCAGCTTCGCCACGATGGGCATCAGCCGCGCGAGTGCGTCCTGGGGACGCGGAGAGCGCAACATCGCTGCTATTTCCAGCGTGCCGGCGACGTCCTCGGGGGACAGGCCAGCGTTGCGAACGAACGTGTCGATCTTTTCGAATTCGGCGGCCTTCGGCTTGAGACTTTCGATCTCGGCGCTTTGGGCCTTCAAACTCTTGGTGAGCTTCGTGAAACGCCGCTGGGTGCGGGCGGTGAGAGCCTTGATTTCCTCCGGCGACATCTCGTCGTCGGCGTCATCTTCGGCTTTCGAGGCAGGGTCGCCGTCAGCCGGCGCATCCGTGCTCTTTGGTGCTGGCGATTCACCCTTCGGCGCGATCGCGGCTTTAACCGCGTCGAGCATCGTTCCAGCCGGTTTGTCTTCTGCAGTTGACGAGGCTGCGGTAGTTGCGTCTGAGGTGGTGTTTGCGGCAACATCGGCCGCGGAATTGGTTGTGTCTACGACAGCGGAGGTGTCCGCAGCCGAAGCCGGTGACGAGTCCAGCATTCAGTCTCTCCCGAACGCCTTTGCCAAAACCACCGGAATGATGGGCTTGGCGAAAGCGTTGTTGACAGTAATCTCTCAGTTCACTACAGGAATGTCAAGGGGCCGAGGGAGAGTCGGCACTTTCAGTGGTGACCGATCATCGAGGGACACAAAATGCAGTATGACGCGCATGTTCAAGAATACTACTTTCGGCGTCGCATCGGGTTGATGGTTTTGCAACCGTTCCCACCAGCCATAGTAATTGGCAACGCCTGACCGAACATCGAGGGACTGAGGCAAATTTGGCGGTTAACCCGATCTGAATCCCAGGGTGTAAATCGCTCCGAGCCCGCAAGGGGGTTGAGTGGAGCCGCTATATTAGGAGAATGTCATGCGGGATGATTGGCAAGAGCAGATTGACGCGGGCGTATGCCCCCTATGCAGCGGAGATTGCGGATCGGCAAACCCGCCGGTCTATGACTGCCCGATGCAGAAGCTCACTGTTGATACTGGCGATGATTTACACAAGATATTGGGCGAAGCCTTGGCACGCGCGGGATTATGAGCGACTACGAAGAATGGACGACTGAGGCCCTCCAAGAGCATTCTTCGTGGCTTTACGAGCAATATCTGGAGGGGGAAGACAATTTGGAAGATCTTCATCGCATCGCAGAAATCTTGCGAGCCAGAGGGGTCTGTCGGTCTTGAGCAGAGAGCGCCAGATGGCAGAGACATATTTTAGCCGAGTAGTTTACGAGGGCGTTAGATTGCGCAGCCCTTCCGCGAGCGAAGAGTACCGGAATAGAATAATGTGGTTCGAAATCTACGACGCATGGAGCAACAAATATCTGTTGGAGCGTTTCACGTACCAACAGGCAAAGAGATTCTGCGATAAGAATGAGCCGCCTGCCGGCGGGTCGGCACCGTCCCCGCGGTACTCAATCCTACCTGCCCGGCGATCCTAAACAATCTTGGAGGATACGATGAGCGATAAACCAGAGTTCTTTTGGAGCCCGCCAGATGGTGCCCCGATCGTCGGAATCACGACCTATGAGGGCTTTATCGTGATCGCCACATCCTCCGGCGTCTATACCGTCCAGAACGGCCCGCTTCCCACGCCGCCCGATACCTGGACTGTTCACAAGATCAGTCTTGGGGTTCGGCAGTCCTAAACAGTCATGGAGGAACAGATGAAGCCGCTGACACCCGAAGAGACCCACGCTATCAACCGGCTTACGGACCCCATGCCGAAGAGCGACCCGCTTCGGCGTTACGTCGCCGTCTACCGCATCAAGGGCGAACTGCGCTTGAGCAATATTGCCTTCGATAGCCAGATCGCAGCATGGACGAAGCCGCGCGGGCCGAACGTGCCGGAAGGCATCGAGATCGTGGACGTAATCGACGTGCAGTATCAGCCGCGGTCGTAAGCGAAACATGAGGATGCCATGACGCCCTATGAGGAACGAGACGCGCAACTGCTAGACATGGTCAGGCGCGAAATAGACAAGGTTTCGGCTACCATAAGAGCCTGCAATTGGGTGCCAGACACGCAGGAATGGCACGCCGCTGCGGGAGAATTGCGCGGGCTGCATCGGATTCTGGTTCTGCTTGACCCCAATCCCAGGCGCCCGGAGATGCCGCCTTATGTGTCGCGCACCGCCACAGTTGGGCAAGGAGCGCAAGTGAGGGAATGATGACAAAGGATGAGATCGGCCGCAAAGTGATGGAAGTTTCGCAAATATGCTCAGAAGGCTATACGAACGCCATTTCTCAGCAATTCCAGACTGAGGCGGAACAGGAAGCCAACCGCAAGTGTGCAATAGCCGCAAGCAATACGGGATATTTCATCCTTCAGTCTCTCGGCTTCGACAAGGATGAGATCGCAAGTTTGGCCAGCGCATATCGGCAGGCCTAAGAGCTGGGGGAGATGCTGGTGAAAATCCGGCTGCCCCTCTGATAGAGATAGATCAGAGGCGGCATAGCTCAATTCTAGAGCGCCCCCTCATCACAGCATTCCCTGAGCCACTACCGATGACTGACCGTGTGAAGATCAGCAAGACCCCGGAAGCCGTAGCGAAGACCGGGAGCTACAAGGTCGAGTATCCCGGAGGCGTCGAATATTACCATTACGACGATGAGCCGTCCCGCCGGCTTCGCCCCGAGGCCATGACCAGCGAACAGGCCCTGGAGAAAGCCAAGGCCTTCGCTCGAGAGAAGGCGGGCAACTAAGCTATCTCCAACGGCTTGCGAACGGCCTCGACCAGGGCATAACCCGTGCTCGTCAGATGAATACCATCAGCGAGGAAATAGGTCAGATCGGCCGTGTTCTGGAGCTGCGAGATGGCCCCGACGTCGGCAACGATGTAGCCATTTGCCGCTGCGCCTGCGATCAGCAGCGAGTTATAATAGTTGCGACAATCGCCCCTGAAATTTCCCGTTCCGACGTTGAAGTTGGTCCGCGGGAGGATCGTCGATGTGACGATCTTGGTGAAGCCGGCGGCCTGGGCCGCCACCACATACGGCAGGAAATAGTTGTTGTAGAGGTTCTGCGCAGAGACCGTGTTGCCTGTCTGGGCATCGGCCACGCTGGTATAGGTGATGACGCCGATATCGTTGGTCGGGTCGATGATGTGCAGGACGTTCTTCGACTTCGTCACGTCGGAGAGAGCGAGCACACGTGCGCGGTTGGTGTAGGCAGTGGCAAGCGTCTGACCGGCCAGCCCCATGTTGTAGTATTCCCACGCGCGGACGTCGCCTTGCGGGCCGCGGCCAAAGCCGCCCTGCCAGCCCGCGCTCTGAAGCGAGGCTGCGCCGACGCCGCTCATCAGCGAATTGCCGTCCTCGACGAGACGGTAGGTCCAACTGGTATTGCTGGCGCGATCCGGGTTGAACGAGGCATTCAGAGCATTCTCGACCACCAGGTTCGCCGCTGCTGCATCAGCCTGCGCATAGATCGCGATGCAAAACACGTCGTTCTGCGAATTGTACTGAGTGTTGAGCGAGCTCTTGCCGAAGCGCATGCCCTGGATCGCCGAGGACGAGATCGCGCCAGTCGCGAAGGTCCGCTCGACGCCGTCGAACCGCGCACGGACATTGGAGCCGCCGCACACCGTCGTGATCGCTTGCAAATGGCTGCGCGGGAAGAACGTATTGAAGATCAGGCTCCCGAAGTTCACACCAAGGCCGCCGCCGGAGCCGAGCAGGAACGAATTCGAGGTGGCGAATCCGGTATCGGAAAAGCCCTCCCAAATGAGGTTCTGCTGGTTGGGGCAGCGATCGACCATCATCATGTAGACGCTGATCGCCTGACGGTTGAGGCCAGCCAGTACCGGCGTATCGAGCCACTTCGCGACCGCACTCTGCGGCCATGTGTCGAAGGTGATCGGTCGGATACCCGCATATTCGTTCAACGAAGAGAAAATCGGCCGGTTGGCGTCTGTCGCTTGAGCAAGATCCAGACCGTTGCCGGATTGGTCATAAACCTTGGCGATAGTCAGAGCAGAGCCGGCCGCGAAGGCGTCCGCCCCTGCCTTGTCAACGACATTCCCGGCAAAGCCGATATCCATCTGAGCGCTGTCGGACGCGCGCTGCACCCTGATGCAGCTTCCCGTCCACGTCGAAAGGCGGGTGGTGGAATAGACGGCCTTAAGGTTGGTCGCCGGGATTGAGATCGCGGGCGCCTCCGATATGCCTAGCGCCGAGCGGATTGCAGGCCCCATCTGCATTTGCCAGCCGTTATGACCGGTGTCGGTTCGGTGCACGTTGTCGGTACCGACCCAGGTGTCTGCATTGCCGTCGCCCGTCGTGGCACCGACGCGGCCCGTGCCGTGCTCCCAATCCGCCGCCCAGCTATCAACGAAAAACACCAGCCGGCCATAGCGGCTATCGGCCTGCACGGCAGCCTTGATGGCGTCGTTGCGGGTTTGCGTGGGCGTGAAACCCGCTCCCGTCGAGATACCGCGCCGGGGCGGCCCGATCTTGATGACGGGAACATTCGGAAGTGCGGCAGTCAGAGCCGCATAATATGCCGTCACTTCAGCTTGGATCGCCGCGGCCGAGGATACTTGGTCGTTGTAACCTGCGAGGTCGATGATCAGATCCGGGTTGCGGGGCGTGATCTCGTTCGGGATACGAGCCCGCATGGTCTCAGTGCCGGCAACGGAGGTCGCAAGATAGCCCGTGCCGCCCTGCCCCTGCGCAAGGACATTATCGACGCCGAGCGCCTCCTTGAGCCGCTGGGCCATGCCGAGAAGGTTGGAGGTCGCGCCCGTTCCGGCCGTGTGGCTGTCGCCAGTGACAAGGATTGTCAGCCCGGCGGGGTCCCATTTCTGGATTGTCCCGGAGACGTCCACGCCTGCGAAATAGAGGAAGTTTTCAAACTCGATGCGATAGCCCCGCATGGCGCTAGAGCCGTTCGCAATCTTGACGCGGTGGCCGCTGAAGTCCGCGAGCGCCTGGATGTCAGTCCGCGGTTGAAGCGCGGTCGCCTTCAGTCCGTTGCCGTCGAGCTGGTCAATCGAAATCCGATAAGCGCACTGAATGTTGTTCTGCGCCACGAAGGACAGGTCAACGTTCGCATCTGACGTCTTGAAATAGACGGAGCCGGTTCCCTGGTAGCCGTTGCCTGTGCCGAAGTTCGAGCCGGCACCATGCGCCCAAAACGCGCCCGGCGGTCCCGTAGAGGCCGACGTGATGACAACGCCGCCCACGTAGGTAAACAGCGGATCGGTCGCGGTATATTTCGAGTCGTAGTTCGCGGGAACGACGCTGCTGTTCGCGTTCGCCGTCGAGTTCATGGTGATGGTCGGAGGCGACACCATCGCCACGAGAGGCTTGGCCGCCAGTCCATTCGCGCGTAGGAGCGCGACCTTTGGCGCCACCCCCGCTCCCCCAAGGACAGCGCGCGACGGCGCATACGTCACAGGACGCGTGACAGGATACGTTATCGAGTAGCTGCTCACCGGAATGCGGCCTGCACGCCTGACTTGATGTTGGGCGCCGTGGAGCCGGACAGAGACACGCGCAAAAGACACGGCTGGAGCTCAAAACCACCCTCGCCGTTCGACGTGACGGTGCAGTAGGTGTCGCCGGATCGGTCGAGGTCGATCCACGTCGTGCCGTCGTCGGGGGACTGCTGCAGTTTGATCGTGCCGGAGCCGAACGTGCCCCACGCGGTGAATACGCCGCGGCCGCCGAGCCACGGGATCGACGCGGACTGGCCGTCGGCTGTCATAATTGCGAATTGAGATGAGATAGCCATGCCGGCAAATCCTCAAAAACGAGGTCCGTCGCCGGCGAAACGACTGTCATCTGCCCGTTCGCATTCTCTCAGTTTCCCACATTTACGTCAATGCGGGATGTGGGCCTCCGGCGCTGGAAAGCCCGGCTGGGGGCCAGGTGCCGTTCCGGGCTGCTGTGGTGCGTTTTGCGCCCCCTGCGGTCCCTGTGCAGCCGGATCTGACTGCGGATCGCCTGTGCCCGGCTGCGTGGCCGCCGGCTTGCCTGCCATAGCGTTGACGGCGGTGATGGAAGGCAGGCCCTCCACAATCGCGTCCTCGGCGTCGACATCCAGCAAATCGAGGTACTTCTGGCCCCACGGGATCGGATTGACACCGGGCAGCTGCAGCACGAACGGCATGGCACGCTCCATCTTGGCGAGGTCGGCCGCCTGGTTCGGTCGGCCGCTCGAGCCCGCGCGAATGTCGAGCATGATTTCCTCGATGATGTCTTCGCGGGTCTCCGGCATTTCCGGCCAGACGGCACCGGGGCCGACGATCGCTTTGACCGTCTCGGCGGACATCTCCTGGAGCATGATCTCGCCGGTGGATTCGGCGAGCACGCTGAGCAGGTCGTCGAGGTCGTCCACGTTGTCGGCTAGTGAGACCGTGCGGCTTTGTTCCGCGATCGAGCTTTCGGTGGCAGTGGCGTCGGCGGTGGGGCCGAGGTTGGCCTGTTGCGACCCGACGACCCGCAGCAGATCCTGGAAAATTGAATCCACCTCGTACATTTTCGGGTCGATCATCATGACCGGCTTGGCCTGCAGCTTGTCCGCGATCTTCTCGCCCTGGGCCAGCTGGTTCAGCTCGATGATGGCGCCGGACTCGTGGCTCGACAGCTTCATCAGGTCGGTTTCTTCGAAAGAACCCTTGGCCGCCACGTAGCCGGGGCGGTTCTGTCGGCGGTGCTCGCGCAGACCCTCGCGGTTGCGGTTGTACTCGTTCTGCAAATGGCGAGCCAGCCACACGTCGGACGGCGGGAACTGGTCGTCCTCCGATTCCACCTCGTTGAACACCAAGGGGAAGACGTCGAAGAACCGGCGCAGTTTCACCTTCGGCGGCGCGGGCGCCTGCAGGTAGCCGGGATAGCCGTCACAGAGGAAGAATTCCTGGCCGGTTTCGCGGTTCATCACGCGCCACACCAGCGCGGTGTCGCACTCCTTGCCTTCCTTCTCCGACCACCGCGCCCACGAGCTGGTGTCCGCTTTTTGTGCGGTGTACTCGCTCTTGACGTCGACCTGCCAAAGCTTCTCGATCTCCTCTGGCGTCTTGCTGTATTCCTCGGCGATCCAGTTCGCGCCGGCCAGGGTCTTCAGGTGCTCGACCGCGGGGTCGATGATGATCGATTTGGACCGCGGGAACGAGTACATCGGCCCCTCTTTCACAATCACGGTGTCGTTCTGCTGCAGATCCCCGATCAGCGTGCGCAGCTGCTCGGCCTTGGCCGAGTTCTCGTCGAAGTCCGGCGCGCTCGCGTCTTGCATGAGTTCGCGCAGCGTCGCCAGCTGCTCGCTATAGGTGTCGATCTGCGTCGTAACTTCGGGGTTCTTCTCGAGGATACGCTGGAAACCGAGCTTCACGTAACCGATGCAGTTCACCTTGGTGCGGCGAACCAACGCCTTGAACTGCTGCTTGTATTGCGTGCTCGCGTCCGTCATGAAGTGGTTGTGCAGGATCGTTAGGGTGTCGGCGATACCCTCGACCATGATGTCGTATTTTTTGACCACCTCGGCGTCCTGCAGGATCGCGAGCATGTTCGGATCCGGCGGCGGGATCTGCTCCGGCGGCACACCCTGCTGCGTCAGCAGCTGTGCCTGCTGCTTCGCCTGCATGAACGCGTCGGCGGCCTCCTTCAACGACGCCAGCTGGCCGTCCCACACGGTGAACATCCGGCGCTGCTTTCGCTTCGCAACCGCCTTGGGATTCTTGGCGTAGAGCTGCGCGACGGCCTGGTTGATGTGCCGGTTGATGATCGGCACAACGTACTTCTTGCCGCTCGTCAGCCAATCTTTCTCAGCGCCGTTTTTCGCCAGCTGCATGCAATAGTCCATCCGCTTGAACGGACCATCGTCTTTCTCGTAAAACTTCTTCGCCTTTTTGATGCGCGAGCACCATTCCTGGACGAACTTCTTTTCCGATTCCGCGATCTCCGACTTCTCGGTCGAAGCGTCATAGTTGTCGCCGGTCGAGGTCGCCGGCGCGTCGTCGGTCGCAAGGTCATCGGTCATAGCGTTACCATCCGGCTAGGGTGTTTTCGCGGGTTTGCTTCCGCATCGTCTGTTCGGCCGCGCGCAAAATCCATTCGATCGAACCGGGCTTTCCCGGTTCGGCCTTCTGCTTCTTCTCGCTCGCGGGCTTCAATTCCTTGGTCAGGCCGAGACCGACCAACGCAAGCCACGACACGAAGTCGTCGTTGGTCGCGTAGGGGAACGTCAAAATCTGCGTGCGCGCGTTCTGCCACCACGGTGCGAACTTCGGGAAATGCACCATCTGCATCGCCATGCGGCCTTGGATCGAGCGCGCGCGGGTTTCCAGATCGGACGCCGGCGTGATGGGGTCCAGCGTCGTGTAAATCTTGTCTTCGATCATGCGCTTGCGCAGGAACGGGCCGAACGATTTGGAAATCATCTCGTTCTCGAGCCACCACAGCTGCGGCCGGTGGATCTTGAACTGGCCGAGCAATTCCTCGACCGTTTTGTCGGTCTCCATCCGGCGCCACACGAGATCGGGCATCACCCAAATCTCGTCGTTCTCGTCAATCCCCACGCAGCCAAGCGCGGTATAGTCGCGCCGCTGTTTCTTGGAGACTGCGTGGTCGGAGGCGCCGTACATGCGCAGGCGCTTCGGCAGGTCGCGGCGGTCGTATTCGAGGATGTAGTCCGCCTTGAAATACTCGCCCTGCTCCGGCGCCGGCTTGCCCATGTAGAGGGCGTTGAAAGTACGCGGATCGGACTGCTTGGCTTCGGCCAACAAGGGCAGCGACTTCCGGCCAGGCCATAAGGCGGACATGGGCTGCGGCCCAAATTGCTCCAAAATATCGGGGTCCGTCGGCTTCTCCAACGTCAAGCCGAGCGCTTTCGCCAGCTGGGGATCTTCGACCACCGCGGGGATGTTGATGTAGGTCCATCGTTTGGCGATGCCTTTGTAGAGCCCGTCGCGCTCGGGGTGCGACGGATCGCACAGCCGGCCAATGAGGTCGTCCTGGTGCCAGCGCGTATGCACGATCACGATCGCCGTCTTGTCGGTCGTGCGCGAGAACACGGTCGAGGTGAACCATTTGTAGACCTTCTCGCGATAGGTCGCGCTGTTGGCGTCCTCGTCGTTACGGAAGGGGTCGTCGACCACGAACAGGTCGGCAGGCTTACCGGTGCCGGAGCCGCCCACGCCGACGAAGGCCAGTTTACCGCCCTCCTCACTCACCAGCAGGTCTTTGGCGGTACCGCCCTTCATCAGCTTGTATTCGGGGAACACCTGCTTGTAGGCCGCGGTGTCGATGATGTTGCGCACCTCGAACCCGAACTCGTTGGCGAAGTCCTGGTTGTAGCTGCCGAGGATCATGTTGCGGTACGGATTGCGGCCGGCTATCCACGCGGGCGCGCCGCGCGACAGTATCTGGCTTTTGCCGAGCTGCGGGCCGATCGAGACGCACACGCGCTTGAGCTCGCCGCGCTCGACCTTCTCCATGATCTCGCACAGCAGTCGCGCCTGCGGTGTTATCTCGTACCGGGATAGCTTCGCATCCTCGACGTCCACCGGGTCCGGCATCGTCAACAGCATGAACGGCAACAGCTTGTCGCGCGCTTCTTGCGCGGCAATCAAGCGATTGACGGCCTTGAGCTGATGAACCCTGGGATCGATGGGCGCCGGCTTTTTCATTCAGCCTTCGCCGAAGAATGCACGCCACAACGCATCGGTCTCCGCGTGCGACCACGGCTCGATGCCCTTCTCCGCGCGCATCGCAGACACCCTCGCCGAGATCGAGACCCAATCCAGATAGGTGTACTTTTTCAGAGGGACGACGCTCATGCGCGCGCCCTCTTCCACGTCAGGAATTCAGCCGCTTCCGGGAGATCCGGGAAGCACCGGATCCGCTTGGTCCCAGCAGCAACCGGATCGATAACAGCTGTAATTGAAGCGCCGAACTTCTGGCTTCCATAACCAAGCTGGTCGGAGTAGCTGTCGATGAACTTGTATCCGCGAGCGCGAATGAGATGATAGACGAAATCGCGCTGCGCATTCTCGCTCTCATTGATTGCCCACTCGTGTTTGTGGCCGCACGCGAAGATGTCGGCCTGCTCGAGCATCATCGCGGCCTTGGTCGGGCCGTGCATCTTGTTCCAGATCGACGAGCCCGGGAAATCGTGCGCGGCATGCACGCGGACCCGCTGCCCGTTCGGAAACACCAGCTGGAAACGCGACTGCCAATCCTCGACGGGCACCATCGGCTGCGCGTTGGCCTTGATCAGGTACGGGCCGTCGTTCCATGCATCGTGATTGCCGAGCAGATGGCACATCCACTTGATGCCGGAATCGCGCATCAGGTACTTCGCCAGCTTCCATGCCTGCTTCTTTGACATCTCCTGGTCCGCGTACAGACGAACCAGCCGCCCGACCCAATTGTCCGTGAGATCGCCGATGTTGACCGCGAACATCCCGGGCGTGTCTTCCAGCACCTTGATGTCGCGGCGAAGCAGCGGCCAGTTGCAGCCGTTGTTGTCGATATGTGGGTCGCCCATGAAGCAGACGCCGATGGGTTTGTTCGACTTGACCTTGATCTCCATCCAGCGACGCGCCTCGCGCGCGGCCAGGTGGCCGGCAAACCGCTTGCACGCCTGGTCGATCAGCTGCTCCGGCGGCAGCTCGCTCGCCGGCAGGTCTGGAAACACCAAACTCTCAGTTTCCAACATTTTGGGCGCAGCTCGATCCTGAACGCCCTTCAATCGGCCGTGGAACGTCGCGTACGATACGCCAGCTGCTTTCGCGGCCGACCTAATGCTTCCGTGAACCTGCACCAGGTTCTCGGCTTCCCTCGCGTCCATGTCGGTTCTCCCTCACCGCTTGATGATGTAGTTCATGACGATCGTCGGCTGCATGGTCGCGAACTTCATCGGCGCGCTCGTGCCGCCCTGTGCACTGCCGGTAAAGGTTGAAGTTCCTTGCGTCGGGCGAAGCACCG